GGCGGGATAATAGAAAAAGGCTTAGGTATTGTGGATGATTTTGTCGAAGACAAAGATCAGGCCAACAAACTTAAAGCGGAAATCAAAAAACAGATCGAGGCCCAGGCACATAAAGAACGCCAGGCACTTATAGCCGAACAGGGCAAGATCGTGACCGCCGAGGCTAGGGGCGAGAGTTGGCTACAACGAAATTGGCGGCCTATGCTGATGTTAGTGGTGATCCTCATCATCGCCAACAACTATGTTTTCGCTCCGTATCTGTCTGCGATCTGGCCGGAATACGTGCATGTCCTGGAGCTGCCCTCCGGACTATGGGCCCTGCTCAATGTAGGTGTTGGTGGTTACGTAGGTGGTCGTACTGTGGAAAAAATAAAAGGTAAGAACAAGAATGGCTGATAAGATCGAATTGACCCGGGAAGAATTGCGGAGCATTGTATCCAAGGCCGTAGAAGATGCAATGTCAAAAAAGTGGATTAGCCCGGAGGAAGAATATGCAAATGACAAATTTGTGTGCCAACTTAGGGAAAGCGTGGACAATATTAAATCTGTGACCATTCGCACCATGGTAAGTTCCATGGTTTTGCTCATATTGTCCGGGCTTGCACTTTTACTGTATTTTGGGAGGAATTGATGCATCAATACAAATGGAGTGACAGGTCATTACAGCGTCTTAACGGGGTACATCCGGAACTTATGGCCGTGGTTACGTTGGCCCTCTATGCCTTTTCGGATGATGATATAACCGTAAACTGCGGAATGCGTACCAAATCTGAACAGCGGGAAATGGTCGAGCGCGGTGCGTCACAGACAATGAATTCGATGCACTTAGTCCAAGATGACGGTTTTGCTCATGCCGTCGATCTGATCCCGCTCCCGGTAGATTGGGAGGATTGGGCTAAATTTGAGCGTATGGCCGATGCTGTAAAAAAAGCCGCCTCCATGCTAAACATATCAATAACATGGGGCGGCGATTGGCAGATGAAAGACGGTCCACATTTTCAGCTAGAGCGTTAAAACATTCGCAGTAATCTACATTTTACAAGACATACGTAAATATCTACCTAGATTCTAGCCGGAATTGCTCATATTTCAGGCTCTTTTTGATGTCTTCCAGGGCATCGGATTTTTTCCCAGCCCGTAGTTGGTATACAAGCTCTGTGCCGAAGCAGTATGCCTCAAACCCGTCCGGGCCATATAGGTGGTTTAGCACCAACCGCACCATATCGATCACTTCCATCGGGTATCGGGTGTAATGATCAGGTTGATCCACGTTGTCACCATCAATGTTATCCATGTCGTTGTTGTCATTTGCTGAATTTGATTTTCTTACTAAGCAATTTGGGCAGTATGAACGATTCATTGCCGGATCGTACCGCATAAAATGGGCACAATACGGACAGACTTTTTTGTTCCATTCACCATCTCCATTATAATCATGCTTATACACATGCACCCGGTGGCATGCTGTACAATAAACGATGCTATCTTTTCTTGCCAGCTGACTGCCGCACTCTACACAAATTGCTAACATATTGGACCTCGTTAGTTAAATTGTTCTATAATTTGTTCGCCCATTTCCTGGGCCACGGCCTGGTTATCCGCCGTAATCTCCGGGTCGTAATGCTGATACAAAGTAAACAGCGTCTGCACTAAATAGTCCCATTCCCGCCGGGGTTGTGCGCCTCGTTCCCGGCAATCCTCGGCCAGTCGAAGGCACGTTCCGATGTGTTCGGTTATGGCGATGCTGGACTCATCTGGGCGGCCCGCAACGGCCCTGATATACCGGCGTTGGATTGCCCGGATGGTTTTTGGCGGGACGTTCGCAAAAGGGGCTTTCATTTTGTCCAGCCTAGATTGCAAGCGAGACAGTGCTTTGTTTGTATGCTTGGTGGGCAGCTTGCCCCCCCTGGCCATCGCCGGGACTTGCTCGGCATTGAGTAGGGTCAGAAATTGCCGTTGGCGTGATTTAGATATGTCCATTAATCTGGCCCTCGTATATTATTTGCATATCTAATTCTTGAGCTAATTTAATCTCCAACAACGTCCCGTTAGACTCTCGATATTCGGGCATTACCACCAATATATCAGACCGCCGCAATAACTCTTTGGCTCCCTCCAACCATATTTCATCTGGCAAAACCCCGTCCAGTAAGCCAGAATTTTTGTGTGGACAGATCACAACATACCCCAGCCGCCAATATTTTTTAGCATACTGTTCAGCCCTATGGATATTTTGCACAATACCGTGGGGTGTTGCGGCCCGATATGGACCAGCAATGTAAACCACTCCTTTACGCATGTTCTACCTCCTGATTTTGTTTTTTCATAAGATCAAATAATGACGGGGCAGTCACTTTTTGTTCAGCAGATCGAGCATATTTAACCCCGTCCAGCCAATATCCGTGATTTAACTCCACACCTTTAGCCTTTCGGCCCATTTGGATCGCTCGATATGGCACAGACATAATGCCACCGAATGGATCATAAACAAGATCGTCTTTATTGCTGTATCTGGTAATAATCCGGTCAATAATATCGAATTGTAAGGGGCAGATATGGTTGTTTAGACCACGCCTAGTTTGCTCACCATTCAAGGTCCGCATGCGGCTTATGTCGTGCCAAACATCTTTATGCCAAGAGCCGGGCGCTATTGCCATAAACCTGGCCGGGAGCGCCCCGCGTAGTTCCAAGCCCTCGCCTATTTGGACGTGCTCCTCGTAATCATAAATTCGCTGTAAACTGCGATCAGTGAAGGCCTTGCACATGGCATCCGGGTTTAATTTGGACATTTCCTCAGCGGTCATCAGTCTATCACCGCTGGACCTCCAGAATGCGTGGGCGTCTACCTGCCATCTGGCCCGGCTATATTCATCTTTAGTTTTCTTGATCGGTTCATCTGCGTAACCCTTAGTCCGATCTGTCTGCGGTTTGCGCATAAGGATCACATATTCTGGGCTACCAACGCCCATCTTGGAACCGTCTTTGCACTGCTCGGACCATCCCAAGCGGTATGTCTGATTATTCTCCCGGACCACATCAGTCACAACCGTAATCATGCCCATGTAGTCAAATCCATGTTTTTGGCAGTGAAATATACATTCGGCGTGGAATGGGCTAATTGTAGGAACTCCTTTTTTGGTAGTATTGCCGAACAAAACGCGATCTTTGACGTGACAGGCGAATATCCGACCTGGCTTCAGCACCCGTAAAAGTTCCGGGGTAAGATAGTCCATCTGTTTCCAGAAGTGCGCGTTATCCTGCGTGTGCCCAAAATCATTATATGAGGGTGTGTATTCATAGTGATTGGAAAAAGGTATGGAAGTATGCACCAAACCCACACTATTCTCATCCATGCGCCTAGTTTCCTCGACACAATCATTATTTACTACCTCAAAATGTTTGCCGGTAGCAGCTATGCGTTTAACTCCGATAGATCTTTTCAGTTCCTCAATCATACCTTTATTATTCAAACCATGCTCCTTTATCAGTTCGGTCATCCTGGTTACCATCTCATCATGCGCTTGCCATTTATTAAGCAGTGTTTGCAGGATCATGGATTCCGTTTCGGCGTATATTATGTGGATGTGGCATTCTTTGTCCTGCAAAAAGCGGTAGATACGATGGACGGCCTGGATGAAGTCATTAAATTTAAACCCAATGCCGAGAAAAATTGCCCGGTTGCAATGCCTCTGGAAATTACATCCTGAACCGGATAAGACCGGCTTTGTCGCCAAATACTTAAATTTGCCTTTGGAAAATCCAATTATCCGCTCTTCCCGTAAATCCAAGTCCTGTGATCCGTAAACCTCCACCGCCTCCGGCAATGCCCTTTTTATGGCATGACGCTCTTTTTCCTGATCGTGCCAAATGATGCAGTGGTCATCCGGATTTTGGTCAATAATATTACGCATCTCATCTATGCGATATGGCAAGCTATTTCGTTTTTCCCGGCTGGCATCTTGTAGGGACATGGCCGCAGAAGGAAACATCTGCATTTGCCCGTTTTTGGCTTTTGTGAATCCGGTTTTGGATTGGACTTTGTGGTAATGAACATGGAGCCGGGGCAGTTCATACCCAGAATCGTCGTGTCCCAAGTCAGACGGTTTCTGAACAAATACCGCCCACGATCCCAACCAGGCCCAAAATTCATTTTCCATATGCGGATATAAAGTCAGGTTGTTTGCCTTTTGAGTGTCCCTCTGGAAAAATCTGGTTAATGCTTGGCCTGTGTCCATGACGCCCAGAAACCCGGCATAATGGATTAACTCTTTGTAACGGTTGGGGCTGGGTGTGGCTGTGGCTACGAAACGATATTTCACCCCGGCGAACATTTGTAAAAAAGACTGAAATGTCTTTGAGCCATAGGACCGCAGGACCGATGCTTCATCGAGGGAAACGGCGTTAAACAGTTCGATGTTGAGCCGACCGTCTCGGACCGATTCATAGTTGGTGATATAAAGACCATCCCCGCCCAGCTCTTCATCCCGTCTGATGAAGGTGATTGCAATCCCCAATTTAGCCGCATCTTGTCTAAACTCTTGCCGGATACCAAGCGGGCAAATAATAAGTTGCCGTCCACCTTCACGTTCTCCGCACAACCTCATGAGTTCAAGCTGCATAAAACTTTTTCCCAGACCAAAGGCTGCGAATATGGCCCGGCGTCCACCCTGTGCCGCCCATTGTACTATGTCCCGCTGATGCGGGAATAGCATTGGGTTTATCTCATTTTCGGCCACGTCAAATCCGGATTTCTTGGACACGGCCATTTTTTTTCTTAAAAACTCTGTATATTCCATCTTGTCTATCCTGTTATTTTTTTAAGGCCCCGGTTGCCCGAGGCCCACTCAAAAGGAGGTATGCAGCCCGTTTCCTATCAATCATGGCTACTACCTACGCATTGAGGGTTTGCCATGATCCCCACGGTGCCGGGGAAGTAAAGCAAATTATGGCTAGAAATATTGATATTTTTGGGCCGGGAGCCGGGATTCGAACCCGGATCGAGAATAGAGACCCATACTGCCGATCGTTACAGCGTCTCCTAGATATTCTCGGAAGGGGATTATGGTTCCCTAGCGTCTACCAATTCCGCCACTCCCGGCAT